CATCCCGAAATGGATGGCATACTGCAAGACCCTAAGTTTGCTGAGTGGATCAAGGGATCAAAGGTTAGGACTAAACTGTTTGTAGAAGCAGACCAAGGTTACGATTATGATTCTGCTGACGAACTTTTTACGCTTTGGAAAGAACGTAATCAAGTGGTTCAGCAGACGGCTCAAGCTGAGAAAGCAGCCCGTAAGAGTTCCGTAAAGTCTGCAGCAACAGGCAACGCTCGTGGTACAGCAGAAGGATCTCGTAGGAAAGTCTATCGTCGTGCTGACATTATTAAACTTATGAAGAACGACCCAGAGCGTTACAATTCGTTATCAGACGAAATTTTACAAGCGTACGCCGAGGGTCGAGTTCGATAGCCCTAAAGGAGATAACTCATGGCTACAGCAACTTATCCCGGTGCAGGTGGTAATACTGCGCTAACAGAAGCGGCAACTTTTGTACCAGAAATTTGGTCAGATGAAATCATTGCTGCATATCAAAAGAACTTGAAGATGGCACCCCTTGTCAAGCGTCTCGCTATGACTGGCAAGAAGGGTGACGTTATTCATATCCCTAAGCCTACTCGTGGTGATGCCAACGCTAAAGCGGCTGATACTGCGGTAACTATCATTGCAAACACCGAGTCAGAGTTGCAGGTTACTATTAACCGGCACTTTGAGTACTCACGTCTGATCGAGGACATCGTAGAGGTACAGGCTCTGTCATCTCTGCGTCAGTTCTACACCGAAGACGCTGGTTACGCTCTGGCTGTACAGGTTGACAACGACCTGCACGCGGCTGGTACTGGTTTTGGTGACGGCGGCGCTGTTGTATTTAGCCCTGCTGCTACTGACTACCAGCACACTGGTTGTTTCTTTAATGATAACGGCACTACCACTCAGTACACTGATGACACTCTGGTAGCTGGTGACGAGTTCACGGATGCGTTTTTCCGCGACATGATCCAGAAGATGGATGACAACAATGTACCGATGGAAAATCGTAACCTGATTATTCCGCCTGCAACGCGCAACGCGATTATGGGTATTGATCGTTACGTGTCATCTGACTTTGTGTCTGGTGGAACTGTCAACAACGGCTTGATCGGCAACCTGTATGGCGTAGACGTTTACGTTTCTGCTAACTGCCGAACTATCGAAGCTGCTGGCGATAACACTGCATCAAGCGTCGACACTCGTGCAGCACTGTTGTTCCACGCTGATGCTGTCGTTATGGCAGAGCAGTTAGCTGTTCGCTCTCAGACTCAGTACAAGCAAGAGTACTTATCTACTCTGTACACCGCTGACACCCTCTACGGTGTTCAGGTGTATCGTCCTGAAGCTGGTTTTGTTTTGGCAGTACCTTCTGCCTAATAGAGTACCGGGGGTCGCAATGGCCCCCTTTCCTTTTCTTTTGCTAGGAATAACCAATGGCTAATTACACCAAAACCACAGACTTTGCCGCAAAAGATACGCTTGCTGGTGGTGACACCAATAAGGTTATTCGCGGTGCAGAGTTTGAAACAGAATTTGATGCTATTGCTACAGCGGTAGCTACTAAATCAAATATAGCAGGCCCTACGTTTACTGGCACATCCACGTTTGCCAATCTTACGGGAACGGGAACAATTAATTTTAGTGGTGCTACAGTTAGCAATCTTGGAACTGTTACTACTGCTAACCTAGATGGCGGCACAATAGACGGCACTGTTGTTGGTGGCGCTAGTGCAGCAGCCGGTTCTTTTACCACGCTATCTGCTTCTGGCACTTTAAGTTTAGGTGGGGTTGCAGTTACCTCTACAGCAGCAGAATTAAACATTCTTGATGGCGTTACGTCTACTGCCGCAGAACTTAACATTTTAGATGGCAAGTCATTCGTAGATGAAGACGACCTGAGCAGTAACTCTGCAACCGGAATACCTAGCCAGCAGTCCGTAAAGGCTTATGTAGACTCACAAACAGGCTTAGGTGGTGCTACGCTTGCTGGTCTTGCTGATACTAACGTCACCTCCCCTGCTGATGCGGCCCTTTTGTTTTATGACACTGGCACATCTAAGTGGATTGATAATGTTGTTTCTGGCGACATTACGATTGCAGATACTGGCGTAGCAGCTATTGGTTCTGGCGTCATAGTAAACGCTGATGTTAATGCAAGTGCGGCAATCGCAGTATCTAAAACTGCTTTAGTGGCAGGAACAGGTATTACCCTTAGCACTAATACTTTGAATGTTGATGCGGCACAAACACAAATTACGTCTGTTGGCACTTTATCAAGCCTGTCTGTCTCAGGCACCTTGACTCTTGGTGGCGCAAACATTACATCTACTGCGGCTGAGTTAAATATACTTGACGGAGTTACAAGCACGGCTGCAGAGCTAAACATACTTGACGGGGTAACCAGTACCGCTGCAGAACTTAACATCTTAGACGGTGTTACTAGCACCGCCGCAGAATTAAATATCCTTGATGGAGTAACTTCAACAGCGGCAGAGTTAAATATATTAGACGGGGTTACTTCTACAACGGCAGAGCTAAATATTCTTGATGGTGTGACATCAACTGCCGCAGAGCTAAACATTTTAGATGGCGTAACTTCTACCGCTTCAGAATTAAACTTAGTTGATGGGTCTTCTGCAAATACTGTTGTTAATTCAAAGGCTGTTATTTACGGATCATCAGGTGAGGTTACAGCAACTCAAGTAGACATTACTGGTCGTGGCGATCTTAGGTTGCAAGATAGTGCTGGCGGTCAATATGTTGGCTTACAAGCCCCTGCTACCGTTAGCTCTAGCTTTGTGCTGTCTTTACCGGCGGCTGACGGCTCTGCAAACCAAATGCTTAAAACGGACGGCTCTGGTAACTTGAGCTTTACAACTGTTGCGTCAGGTGGTTTGGCACATCTATCAACCGTTACTGCAAGCGGTGCATCTACTGTTGATATAGAAACAACGTTTGACTCAACCTATGATGCTTACAAATTAATAATTACCGACCTTACTACTTCTAATGATGGCCCCCAAATTACATTACTTATGAAAATTGGTGGTTCATATTTAACAGCCGGTTATCATTGGTTTTTACACAGCGACAACACGGAGGAAAACCCTGCATTTCGCTATTCGTCAGGCACTAACTCTGGTCAAACTGGTGAGTCATACGTAATGTTTGGCATCTCCAACGGAAATGACAGTCACGCTAATGCCAATTATGAAATTAATATACACAACCCTGCTGATACAGCAATTCGGCACATGCTTAACTACACAGGAACTTTTTTTGAAGATGATAATGACATGCATCGTATGAGGGGTGTAGCCAACAATAATACGACTGGCGCTTTAACAGGTCTGCGTTTTGCGGCTAATGCAGGAACAGTCAGCGGAAGATTCCGTCTTTACGGAATTACCAAGGGATAGGGGTAAAATATGACTAGACACCATGCTACAGCGCAAGGAAATGTCCCATTTACAGCAGAAGAAGAAGCTGAATTTGATGCGGCAGAAACCGCTTGGAATGCTGGCGCCAATGACCGATTAGCAGAAAAAGAAAGGCTTAAAAGAGATAGCTTGCTTGCTAAAACAGATTGGCGAGCATCTAGCGACTTAACCTTGCCAACAGAGTGGGCGACATATCGTCAAGCATTGCGTGATGTGCCGGGGCAGTCAGGGTTTCCAGCTTCTATTACGTGGCCTGAAGCACCGTAATGAACAACGTAGGACATGACGTTATGATGGATAACCGTCTTGACCGCATTGAGCAGAAGCTAGATAAGCTAACTGAAGCGGTATCTCAGATTGCGCGTGTGGAAGAGCAGTTACTATCTGCTTTTAAACGCATGGATCGACATGAAAAAAGATTAGACGATCAAGAAGATGACATACGAGAGCTAGAAAATACTGTAGTGGTTAACGCAAGCTCTGTTAAAAACGCTGAGCGATTCTTTTGGATTGCCGTCAGCGCGTGTGTATCACTTGTCGTGTACATGATTAAATAACGTATGTGGACTGCATTAATTAGCCCCATAGCTACTCTGGCAAAAACATGGCTGACAAATCGTCATGAGCAATCACAAGCCAAGCACGTAGCTAAGCTGGAAGTAATTAAGAACACAGCCACATGGGAACAAGAGATGGCAGCGGCCAGTGCTACCTCGTGGAAAGACGAGTGGTTTACTGTTGTGCTGTCACTGCCTTTGTTGGCCGTATGTTACGGGGTGGCTATGGATGATCTAAGCATTATGCAACGTGTTGGTTTGGCTTTTGCTGAGCTAGACAAGTTGCCTGAGTACTACCAGTACCTGTTGTACGTAGCTGTTACTGCGAGCTTTGGTATACGTGGCGCTGACAAGCTGATGAAGCTGAGGGGTAAGTAATGCGATTAACGGTTGCATCTGAAGAGCTAGAAGATACAGCTAATCAAATTATCCAGCTATATAACAAGTATCTGGGTCGTGATCCGTTGCAAGGCGGGTTGGATGCGTGGATTAATACAAATCAAAGCATTGAGCAGATTGAGCAGGGTATAGCTAATTCGCCTGAAGCGTCTGTATTTGAAACATTTAACGAAACCATTGGCCGCGATCCAACAATGGAAGAGCGGGACTTTTTTGTAAACGTCAATCCTTCATCACCTGAGATTGTTGAAGAAGTTTTATCTAATACGCAGGAAGCGCAGCAGTTTCAGACTCAGCAGCAATTAGATCAAACAGACATACTGGCTGACACTACCGACGACAATACTATTGATGCGGCTAGTGACGTTACCAGTAATGGTTTTGCGGGGAGTTCCTATGATGATGTCCTTGAGTTTTATGAAGAAACAGGGTTTGGGGATCGTGCAACTCGTAGTGATTTTAGAACCGATCAGGAAGAGCAGGCACTTGAGGGGCTAACGCAAGACGATAGTGGCCGTTACTACAATGCGGATGGTGAGCGTGTGTACGCGTACCGGGACTCAGCAGAGCTAGGTGATGACAGCGGTGGTTTAGCTGGTCAGCAATTAGTTATGCGTACAGAAGCAGAGATACGCAATGCTTGGAACTCTGACGAGGGCATGGGCTATTTTAAAGAAGCAAATCCGAAGATGGACGTAGATACCTACATGAGTTTCATCAGCGAAAAAGACGATCTATATGCTTCCGGCGTGCTTAATCTTACCCCCCAAAATGAACTTTATAATGAAGGACACAAAGGACGTGGGCCTAACGCTGACGCTATTAATGCTATTTTGGATGAAGAAAAGGCTAACGTACAAGCATCCGAAAGAGAAGCTCAAGAAGCATTAAACAATAAGTACGGTATTCAAACTGCATTTCAAAACGACGATGGCGACCAGTTCGTGTTTAACGGTGCTACCTACACTAAAACGATGAAGGTAGAAGATCATCTTGGCGTAGGTGATTACGTTAAATTAGGCGCCGGGGTGTTAATGTCTGTATACGCTGGCCCTATGTTTTCTAATGCTCTTGGCCCTGTTCTGGGCAGTGCTGCGGCTGGGAAAGCAGCTTCTGCGGCTATTTTGAGCTTAAGTAATCAGTTTATGCAAGGGCAGTCATTGTCGTTTACAGATGCACTTAAAGCTGCTGGAACGCAGTATTTAGGCGGCCAAGTGTGGGACAGAGTTAGCGGTGGGATAGTAGACGAAATAGGCAGAGCAGAAAAGCTACAAGAAATTGAAGCAGGGTTAGCTGCTGCTGGGCGTACACCTGCTGAAATACTCGAGACTTTTGGGCAATATGGTATAGACCCCGACTCTCCCGGCGCTGTTAGTAGTTTATTAGATCAAGTGGGAGATATGGCTGGTGCGGCAGTTCTTGGTAACACTGATGATGTTGTGCAGGCAATTCTTAGCGGCGGTAAAACAGACGTAAACGTAGATTACGGTGAAGCTACAACGGATCTTGAGGTCGTTGATCCATCGGGTACAGATTTTGATGACATATTGTCTGGTGGCAACATCTCTGCTGACGTTACTTCAGACATAACAATAACCCAACCCACAGTTACTAAGCCCGAAAATGAAAACGCAGGCGGTGGTGGCGATACTGAGGCAGGTGCCGACGCAGGTGCCGGCGCAGGCGATGGTGATAGCGGTGACGCAGGTGATGCGGGTGATGCGGGTGACCCAGCAACGACCGTAACGGTTGACGCTTCTGCTGGTGCTGGCGCTACTACAACTCAGGGCCAGTATGAATATATTGGAAACGGTCAGTTTAAGGACAGGATTGACGGTGATATTTTTCAGATTCCGGGCGATTGGGAATCTGTTGTATCAGGTCAGGGGATAGGAACTGGCGACTTTGTTGATGAGCAGGTTCTGGTAAATGCCGATGTCAGGGGCGTAGAAGCGGATATAGAAGGCGCTGGGGTAGCAACAGAAAGCACTGTGGCCACAGAAAAAAGCGACGTAGTAAAAGCCGCCGAATGGATCTTGGTAAACCTGCCTAACTACAGTGATATGACAGAGGATGAAGTAAACGAAGCACTAAAGGGTGCTGGTCTTGAGCCTATTGATAAAAACAACGACGGCACTATTTCCTCAAAAACTGAGGTTGTTACAACTGAGGACGTCGTTAAGAAATCTACTGTAACTGTTGATTCCAATGTTGATTCCAATGTTGATTCCAATGTTGATTCCAATGTTGATTCCAATGCCGGTGCAGGAGCCGGTGCAGGAGCCGGTGCAGGGGCTGGTGCAGGGGCTGGTGCAGGAGCCGGTGCAGGGGCTGGAGTCGGTGCCGGTTCGGGAGCTGGGTCAGGTGCAGGAGCTGGGGCAGGGGCCGGTGCCGGTGCTGGTGCTGGTGTCGGCGGAGGTAGCGGAGTAGGCGGAGGTGGCACCGCAAGCGGAGGTGGTGGCGGTTCCGTTAATGGAACAGTATCTACTGGCGGAACAGGCGGTGGAACAGGCGGCGGAACAGGCAAAGGTAGTGGTGATGGCACTGGTGATGGCGACGGTGATGGTGATGGTTTAGGTGGTAATGGAATGTTAGCCCCAACAGCCCCAAAGACAGTTGCAACACCACAGCCTTTTTTAAGAGGTCTTAGTTACACCCCTACTGTTCCTGTAGCAATTCAACAAAAAACTCCTGTTGATTTTGCATCTAGTTTAATGACGGCCCCTGCTCCTGTACAGCCGTCCGGTTTAATGAGACCTACAAATTCTATGGATGCTCTAGGACAATTAATTTTTAGGAACTTATCATGACCTACTTAAATTTGGTAAACAACGTACTCAGACGTTTACGAGAAGACGAAGTAACTAACGTATCTGAGAGTACGTACAGCAAAATGGTCGGTGATTTTGTAAACGACGCAAAGGATCTCGTAGAGACAGCGTGGGACTGGTCAGCGTTGCGTAACACTCTTACGATTACGACGGCTGCTGACGACTACACGTACTCACTGACAGGTAGCGGTGACGAAGGTAAAGTTTTTAGGATTATAAACGACACTTCAAACTGCGAGTTACAGTACCAAACACAAGCATGGTTTGACAACGAGTTCTTTGTAAACAACCCAGTCTCAGGCGCGCCTAAGTATTTTACTTATAACGGCGTAGACGCTAACGGTGATACACAGATTGATGTGTACCCTAAACCTGACGGCGTTTACTCGTTAAAAGTAAAAGTAGTTTTGCGTAACGTACCTCTGAGTGCTGATGCAGACACGTTGGCTATACCTAGCAGCCCTATAATTCACATGGCAATCGCTTTGTTGGCCCGTGAACGTGGTGAAACAGGTGGTACATCTACCCCTGAGTACTTTGCTCTGGCTGATAAATACTTATCTGATGCAATTGCGTTGGATGCTCAGAAGCACCCAGAAGAAACAATCTTTTACACAGCGTAGGATAAATTATGGCACAGCCGTTAAGAAGCATTGATTTAGTTGCTCCTGCGTTTCAAGGAATCAACACAGAAGACTCTCCTCTAGCACAGGACACGTCTTTTGCTGAAACCGCAGACAACGCGATTATTGATCGACAGGGCCGCTTGGCTTCTCGTCAAGGCAACAGTGTAATCACAACCAACAAGACTGTGTTGGGTACTGACCACATTCACAATATCCACGAGTTCTACGATAGTGCTGGTAACGAGGTTATTTTTAGTACTGGCAACAACAAGATTATGACCGGCACTACTACGTTAGTAGATGCTACGCCCGGCTCTTACACAATTAACGCTAATGATTGGAAGATTGTTAACTTTAACGACAAGGCTTACTTTTTCCAGAGGGGCTTTGATCCTCTCGTTTATGATAACAGCACTGGCGTTAGGACATTTACCGTGGCTAATAGCGGTGCAACTAACGCTACGTTTAAGGCAAATGAAGTTCTTGCTGCTTTTGGTAGGCTGTTTATTGCTGGCAACGCAACCAATGACACAGTTATTTACTGGTCTGATTTGTTAGATGGCAACGCGTTTACTGGCGGCTCTAGCGGATCTATTGACGTTGCAAAGGCTTGGCCTAACGGCGCAGACAAAATTGTTGCTTTAGCAGCTCATAACGGCTTTCTTATTGTGTTTGGCGAACATAATATTATTGTTTACTCAGGGGCCAGCAGTCCTGCAAGCATGGCAATCAGCGACACTGTATCAGGTGTAGGCTGTATAGATAGAAAAACAGTACAGAGTATTGGTGTTGATTTGTTGTTCTTGAGCGATGATGGTTTACGAAGCCTCGGAAGAGTCATACAAGAAAAATCTCTTCCTATAACAGACGCAAGCCGTAACGTAAAACAAGATTTGATTGCAAAGATAAAAGCTAAGACTAGTCCAGCTACGTCTGTGTACAGTCCTGAAAACTATTTTTACTTACTGGGACTGCCTGACAGTAACCTTATATATTGTTTTGACCTAAGAGGTCGTTTGGAAAATGGAGCGTTCCGTGTAACTAAGTGGCCTAGTGTTAATTTTAAGAGTTTTGCTAGAGATCGTAATGGTGACATTTACATTGGTACTGTGGACGGTATCGGCACTTACGACGGGTTTGACGACAACAACTTATCTTACATTTTTCGGTACACAAGTCCGGGTTTGACGTTTGGTGACCCTTCAAAACTAAAACTGCTCAAAAAGATACGGCCTACAATTATTGGTGGTAACGACGCAGATATTATCCTGAGCTGGACTTACGACTTTTCAATTCAGGCTAATACGTCACGCTTTAGAGCAGGGTCAGCAACACCCGGTTTTTACGGCGTATCAGAGTACACGGCTGCTGAGTTTACGTTAGGTGATTTGATTAGCAGAAAGTCTTTAAATTGTACGGGTAATGGCTCTGTAGTTTCTGTGGGGCTACAAACAGAAGTAAACGGTAGCTCTATATCCCTACAGGAAATGAATGTA